AAGTGAAGTTTCTCAAGACTTATTAGGTCTACAAGAAAAAATGAAGAAACTTAAAGATGTTCCTAATACAGGACCTAAAAGTGTAACCAATGCATTGTTTGTTGGTTCTACTACTGAATTAACAAAACTATTAAAGAAGAAAGACTAATGGATTTTTTTAGACCGAACATAGAAGAAAGAATTACTTTACCTTCTCCACCTCAAAGAGATGAAGATGAAATATCTCGTTTAAAAGATATTATTCGAAATCGAACTGCTGAGGATGTACAGTCTATAAGAGACCATGATGAAGTTCCGTTTTTTGCATTAAAAAAATATTGTGAAGATAACGGATTATTATTTCACGAAAACGAATTTGAAGATTTAGTGGAACAATCAACACCGATTATATTGCATTTTAAAAATATGTTTAATCGCAAAAGACCTAATGAGGTTGATAATAGAATAAATACATTACCAAGTAAAACAAATAAAACTCGTTCTTATCCAAGTGGACATTCAGCACAAGCAAGACTTGTTGCAAGATATGTTGCTGGTAAATTTCCTGAACACGAAATTGAATTACTTAAAAAAGGTAACGAGTGTGGTATGGGAAGAGTAAGAGCAGGGTTTCATTATCCTTCAGACAACGAAACAGGCATTCTACTTGGTGAAAAGTTATATGTATTTCTGAACAAAGATAATTATGAAAACTGAGCAATACTTAGGAAATCCAAATCTTAAAAAAGCACATTCAAAATCTCGATTTACAAAAAAACAAATTGAAGAAGTATTGAAGTGTTTGGATAACCCAAAATATTTTATAGAGAATTACTTAAAGATTGTAACCATTGATAAAGGTCTTGTACCTTTTGAGATGTACGACTTTCAAAGAGAGATGGTGGATACATTTCACAAAAACCGTTTCTCTATTTGCAAGTTACCAAGACAAAGCGGAAAATCGACAATCATTGTCTCCTACCTCTTACATTATGTTTTATTTAATGACAATGTAAATGTTGCAATACTAGCAAACAAATCTTCGACTGCAAGAGATTTATTAGGTAGATTGCAACTTGCATATGAATACTTACCTAAATGGATGCAACAAGGTGTGCTTAACTGGAATAAAGGTTCTATTGAATTAGAGAATGGAAGTAAAATGATAGCCGCAAGTACTTCTTCAAGTGCTGTTCGTGGTAGTACATTTAACATTATCTTTCTAGATGAGTTTGCTTATGTACCAAACAATATTGCTGAAGAATTTTTTAGTTCAGTTTATCCTACAATATCTTCTGGTCAATCATCTAAAGTTATGATCGTTTCTACACCACACGGAATGAATATGTTTTATAAAATGTGGATGGACGCAACAAATAAAAGAAATGATTATGTTCCGATTGAAGTGCATTGGTCTGAAGTTCCTGGTAGAGATGAAGAATGGAAAGAACAGACAATACGAAATACAAGTGAGGCACAGTTTCAGACCGAGTTTGAATGTGAGTTCTTAGGTAGTGTTGATACTCTTATTAATGCAAGTAAAATTAAAACTATGGCAGTTGTTGATCCTTTAGTAAAAAGTTTGAATGGTACTTTAGATGTTTACGAAAAACCAATCAAAGGTAATATCTATGTAATGACAGTTGATGTATCAAGAGGTATTGGAAATGATGCTTCAGCATTTGTAGTTATTGACGCCACAAAAGCACCATATCGAATTGTTGCAAAGTATCGAGATAACGAAATTAAACCTTTACTCTTTCCAAGTGTTATGAAAAAAGTAGGTGACGCATACAATCAAGCATTCGTATTGATTGAGATAAATGATTTAGGTCAACAAGTTGCAGATGCTATGCAATTTGAATTAGAATATGATAATTTACTTATGGTCACACAAAGAGGAAGATCAGGACAAGTATTAGGTGGAGGATTTAGTGGTAGAGGTAGTCAACTAGGATTAAGAATGACTAAGGGTACAAAAAAAATCGGAACTTCTAATCTGAAAAGTTTAATTGAGGGCGATAAACTGATAATTCAGGACTTTGATATAATTGCGGAACTTTCTACCTTTATCTCTCGTGGAAAATCTTTTGAGGCAGAAAGTGGTGCTTCAGATGACCTTGTAATGTGTTTAGTGATATTTTCATGGTTGGCAAATCAAAGATATTTCAAAGAATTAACAGATGTAGATGTTCGAGGACAGATGTTTACAGATCAAAAAAATGCAATAGAGGCAGATATGGCACCTTTTGGTTTTATAGATGACGGATTAAACGATCCAGAAGGCAATAATTCACAGTTTTATGACGATACAGGACAACTTTGGACACCAGTTTCTTACCGTAAAGGGGAATAGTGTAGTTTTGGTATACTATAAATATACACAAAGGGTTATAACTAAAATATAAAAACTTAATATTAAGGAGAACTAAATATGGCTTTTCAAGTATCACCAGGTGTTCTCGTAACTGAAAAAGACTTAACGAATATCATACCAGCAGTATCAACATCTTCTGGTGGTATCGTTATCACGGCAGAAAAAGGACCAATTGATGAAGTAACAACTATTTCGTCTGAAAAAGAGTTGGTTGATAACTTTGGTAGACCAAACAACGATAATTTCGAAGAATGGTTTACTGCTGCAAACTTTTTAGGATACGGAAATAATCTGAAGGTAGTAAGACCAATTACAGGTATGGTAAATGCTTGTGTATCTGGAACTGCTATCTTGATAAAAAATACTAATGATTACCTAGATAACTATGGTTATCAACCAAATACTTCTAGTGGTGCTAAATTTTCACAAGCAGTTGGCGCTTATGCCGCTCGTGAAGCAGGTACACTAGGAAATTCACTTAAAATTTCTGTATGCACAAACTCAACTGCTTTTGGACCACATTCACAAAGTGGTACTCTAACAAATGATTCTTCTGCTGCTATTGGAGATACATCAATAACTGTTGATGATGGAACTCTATTTCAAGTAGGCGACATATTAGAATTTGGTGACGCAAGTAATGTGCCTTCAACTGACGGTGCACCTTCAGGACATTTCTATAAAGTAACTGCAATCAGTACTCATTTATTAACAATCGCAAGATTTAATGTATCAACTGGTCAAACAGAAACAGGTGGATTAAGACACGCTATTGTTGATAATGCTAAAGTGCTAAGACATTGGGAATACTATTTTCAATTTTCTAATGCACCAACAACAACAGATGATGTTGCAAACGCTGGTGGTTCACTAGATGAAATGCACATTGTAGTACTAGATGAAGATGGTGGAATCACAGGAACTGCGGGAACAATCTTAGAAACTTTCGAAGGTGTTTCACAGGCTGAAGATGCTAAAAATGCTTCAGGTGGTGCAAACTATTATGCTGAAGTAATATACAATCAATCTCAATTTGTGTATGTTATGGATCATGAAACTACACTTGCAAATGCTGGTTCAGCAAAAAAAGGTCAGACTTTTGATAATACTCAAGGTGATGCTTTTGTTGTCAAATCTTACTCACTCGCAAGTGGAACAGATGATTACGCTGCTACTAATGGTGAGATTGCTCAGGCATATGAAAAATTTGCTGATGTTGATGCTGTTGATTTAAGTCTACTAATGTGTGGACCTTCTCAAACAACTGCTGATGACACAGGAGATACTAAGGCAACTGCTGTTATGGATATTGCAACTGCAAGAAAAGATTGTGTTGCATTTATTTCACCAGCAAGAAAAGATGTTGTTGCTGTTTCAAACGCAATCACACAAACTCAAAATGTAGTAGGATTTGCTGATGGTTTACCATCAACAAGTTATGCTGTACTTGATAGTGGTTACAAATATATGTACGACAAGTACAATGATGTTTTCAGATATGTACCTCTTAACGGAGATACTGCTGGACTTTGTGCTAGAACTGATAGTATTGCTGACGCATGGTTTTCACCAGGCGGTTTCAATAGAGGTCAAATTAGAGGTGCTGTTAAATTAGCATTCAATCCAAATCAAACTCAAAGAGATGAATTATACAAATCAAGGGTAAATCCTGTTGTTGCATT